GATTGACCACATGCGATCCATCCAAACTTAGTTCTGGTTCATTATTACTCTGTTGACTCATCAAATTTCTCCCGTAACCACCTGTAATCATTGATTAAATGCAGAGTTTGTGGCTTGTTTCGATAGTAATTGCCGAAATCTCTACCTTGTTGAGCACCCATAATACTGTATTCACCAAAATCAGCTTTAATTCCACGCTCACACCAGATTTTAAGTCTATACTCGTTGTCAGTATTATCGCCATTTGGAATTATACTGGACGCTAGTTTAGTTGTTTCTCTAAACGCACCCTTCCACGTACTAAAAGGATCTGTATTAAATGCTGTGATGTTACTGATCTGAAACTTGGGAACAAATGGGCAACCAATAGTAGTGGTCATGTCTACTTTAAATTCTTCAGATTCCAGTAACTGACGCTTGGGAAATAGTTTAACTGCACCATAACCATACACCAATTTGTTTACTGGGTTTAAACTACGCCAGGTGTATACGCATTTGTCTTCAGTCACACCAGGGTAAACTTCCTTTTGATTACTAGGATTAAACTTAAATGTAAATAATTCGTCTATAATGGCATCTGCATCAACTACATAAAAGTAATTGGTTGAACTTGCTTTTGCACATTCTTTATGTGCGTTTAAGATACCATCAACACCGTGTACACGCTTTGCATGTGGAGCAAACAGTTGTAGTAGTTCAAAGTTTTCGTCTGCTGTGGGCTCATCATAGCTTAAAAATATAACGTCTAACATTTAGATCTCACTTGTATATAAAAGGGTCACGATCACGTAAACTTTTTAATTTACGCTTCAAGGCATAGTGGGCACGTATCTTCCGATATGGCCATAATAGGAAATTTTTTATTTGGGTAAACATACCTGTACTCCATAATTTTTAGTCCAGCGTGTAGCATCCTGTCTTGTATTTACCAATGGCTCGCCCCTTATGTTAAGACTAGTGTTGAGCAACATTGGACAACCAGTTTCTGCATACCAAGTTTCTAATAGTGTTCTAAATCCGCTGGTATCGTCTTTAGATACAGCCTGTACTCGACTGGTACCATCCAAGTGTATAATAGCAGGGAATTTATCAGGTTGTTTACACTTTGCTGTATATTGCATATAAGGACCAGTAACTCCTTGAAAGTAATCATCAGCATGTTCAGCAAGTATTGCTGGTGCGAATGGTCTGAATAGTTCTCGTTTTTTTAATTTATTGACTCTATCTTTAACATCACTACCTCTTGGATCAGCTAAAATACTACGATTGCCCAAACTACGTGGTCCAAACTCTGCTGGTCCAGCAGCTACTGCCGCAATTTTATGCTTCTTAAGTTGTTGAATAACATCGTTAACTGGATATTCTCCTTGTATATTATGTCCTAGATATGCTGACGCAAACTTAATATGTGTTTGTTCATGTGCCAACACACACCCTATACTACTTCCTGCATCGCCTGGATTTGGCATAATCCACACGTCTTTAAAATATTTGTGTGCTAGACTATTTGCTACACAATTTAATGCACACCCACCCATTATAACAATGTTTTCTTGGTTTGTCAATGCCTGAGCAGACATTAATAATATATTTAATATTTCTTCATATATAAGTTGGGTAGCGGCAGCAATGTCAGCATAGTCTTGTTCACTATTCAAGGCAGTACGCCAGTCCAAACATCCTCTGTGACAGTTACGCTTGAATAGTGTACGTGGATCTTTTAAACTAGGCATCTTTTTAATAAAGTCATGTTTGATAAGATCATAATACTTGCTGGGATCACCTATAGCCGCCATACCCATGAGGATGTATTCGTGTTCCTGTGGCTTTAGTCCTATACGTTGTGTCATAGCACTGTACCATATGCCCACACTGTGTGGATAGTTTTGACTCCACTTGCGCTTTAGTTTATTATCTCGACCGGTCCAAATGCTAGTGGTATTCCATTCACCTATGCTATCAATAACAAGTACCGCAGTATTATTGAAGGGCGCAGTATAATACCCAGCCGCCGCATGACTATGGTGGTGCGAAGTATACTGACTGCGTGGTGCATCTGCATAAAAGTTTCTCATATGTTTAGTTGGTGACATGCTTGTTAACTGGTCATATTGTCCAGCATATAGTTGTCTAGTTTTTTTCCACAATGGATTTTCATAATAGTATACACGCTGTGGATCGCCCCACTGCAATGCTTCTTGTAACATATCAGTATTAAGCTCAGCATCATTTTTAACTCTAGTGTAACGCTCGCTGTGAGCACTCCACAATAGTTTTAAATTATCTGATTTACTGAATACTGATAGGCTAGCATCATGGCTCAAGCCTGTCCATCCCCATATGATCATATGGTCGCTTTCTACTGGTGTCATAAATAGTATTTATAATAACATATTATTAGGAAAATTACAACATGAAAAACGTTTACCTGAGTCAGATGAGTCTAGAATTACCAGGATCAAAATATTACTATTTCCCTTATAGTGTAGGTGTAGTGTGGAGTTATGCTGATGATATCCCAATATTACATGAAAACTATCAACTTAAAGGACTATATTTTGTTAAAGAAGATATTGATACTATAGTGGACAATATGGAAGAACCTGCAGTACTTGGACTCAGTAGTTACATATGGAATACCAACTACAATGAAGAGTTTGCTCGTAAGGTTAAAGCACGTTGGCCTGAATGTAAAATTATTGTAGGCGGTGCCAACGCACCCGACAGTGATATAATGTATTTTGAAGACAAACCGTATATTGACTACCTTATACACCAGGAGGGAGAGATTAGTTTTAGTGGACTACTCAAGAGCTTTATAGGCGAACAGGATGAAACCCAAGTGCCTGGTATCAGTATAAATCAAAATGGTAAACGTATTACAACAGGTCCCAGTGTAAGAGTTAGTGACTTAACAGACGTTCCTAGTCCTTACTTAACTGGATTGTTTGACGACATTGTTAAAAAATACAATGGACGCAGTGATATGACACTCAATGGTATTATTGAAACTAACAGAGGTTGTCCATTCATGTGTACATTCTGTGATTGGGGAGGTACTACATTTAGTAAAGTTAAGAAGTTCGATATAACAAGAATTGAAGCAGAAGTTAAATGGTTCGCTGATAATAAGATTGAATATATAAACAATACAGATGCTAACTTTGGTATATTTAAAGAACGTGATATGGCTATTACTGATATGCTTATTGCCACAAAGGAAAAATATGGGTTCCCAGAAATATTTGATACAAACTGGAATAAAAATAACAATCAAGCAACAGTAGAGATGGCAAGTAAATTATTAAATGCTGGTATGATGCGTAGATTTACTGCCAGTTTACAAAGTATGAACCCTGATGTGCTTAAAGCCATTAAACGCACAAACTTAAATGGTGCGCAATTGGACAACATTGTAGATGATGCACGTAAAATAGGCATCAATGTTAATACAGAAATGATTGTTGGATTGCCAGAAGAAACATATGAGAGTTGGAAAACTGGTATCTGCGAACTGCTTAAAGACGATTTTATTGTAGAGAGTTATCCACTAGCACTGTTGCAAAATAGTGAAATGAATGACCCCAAGTATAAAGAACAGTATGGTATAAAAACAAAAACTGTAAAGAGTTATTTTAGTAATTATGTAACAGAATGGCAGGACATGGTTGTTGCTACTCGCACCATGGATGAAGAAACAATGAGCCGTGTATGGTTGTGGACCTGGCTCACAAATAAACTTGAAGCAAATGGGTTTACACATCTAGTAAGTAGATACTTGGAACAATATCATAATATTCCACAACAAGATTTTTACGAAGCAATGCTAGAAACATTTTTAAATGACGAAGATAGTGTCTATTATCCACATTTACAAAAATGGAGTAAGCATGCACAAGATTTAGAATTTCAATACTTTATAGCAGGATTTGTATATGGTGAAGTATTAGTAGATATTGGCCAATACCGCAGAGCTAAGTTTTTTAAAGAGGTGTATGAAGTTGCTAATAGTATGTTAAATGAGTTTGATCCACAATTAAGTCAAGTTTTGGACTTGCAAGAAAAAATACAACGACAACCAGAAAACGGAATGCACACCTTAACATGTAATAATAATTTATACGAGTATATTGTCAACAATGCGCCGTTGACATCCCAAAAAGTGCAGTATACAATAACCAATAATGCAATAGAAGATAGATTTGATAAAGACTGGGTTGCATTTATGAACTTTGCACGAAAGAATAAAGGATGGATAAATGACATTGTGGCAACAGCCGTCTAATAGACTTGAGTTTTTAGAAAAAAATTTAAAACCAATAGTGTCAGGTGCAAAGGTTCTGGACTTTTGCTGTGGTACTGGTATGAATGGACTATACGCACTTGAACATGGTGCAAAACATGTTACATTTACAGATGTTAGACCGGAGACATTCAGTGACTGGATAGATACGCAGGGGGTTAACGTTGATTATATTAAATCCAACAACCATGTGTGGAAGTTTTTTGACGCTAATGAATTGCAAAAAGGCCAACAGCTGATAGATATGCAAAATTTTGATATAATAATTTATCACGGACATTTTTATCATGCAAGGAATCATTTTGACATTGTCAAAATGCTTAGTAATTCAAGTGCTAAACATATTATATTTGAAACCAAAACCGCAAACCATGAAGATTTAATAATGAAATGGCAACTTGAACCAATTGACGGTAAATGGGCAACGTGGTCAGATGAACAGCAATCACAAATGCCAACAGGGCAACCAAGTTGGGGGATCTGTCGTATGCTATTTGAATATCATGGATGGAAGACGTCTGCTAAAAAACGGCAAACCTGGAAATTTTCTGGGTTACCAGCAGACGCTTCTGATCCAAATATGATTCAAGTTAGAGCGCACTTTAGTCGTTAGACCAACTATAAGTTTCTGTATCTTCGTCATAAACAACTGATGCATTTAAAATTTCTGTATCAAAATCTATCTTAACAATCTTACATGTATGTGCTCTTTCTATAAACCAATCAAAGTCGTCTGCACTGCCTGATTCATTGATAGCCAATATGTGGCGACCAGGTGTGTGAATCCAGTCATTAATGTCTACGCTATAAGTACCCACTAAATCATGTTCTTGAGATTTCTCTTTATACCATTCCAAACGACTATGTGTTAATTCTGATTCACGTTCTGCTGTTACACCTTCAGCTGGAATATTAAATGTAAACCATGGACTTACTGATCTTTTTGGCTCTACATTATTTTCAGTTATTAGATCTAAATGATTGTCTTGTAAAATCATTTCAATGTCTTTGCCCAAGGTTGCATATGCTAAAAACAAACAGTGCCTGTGTGAGAAGCCACTTGATTTTGCATCTTGGTCTTGTTGAGTTAAAAGCGCTGCTGATTTAGGCCAATCTTCTGCAGATTGATCACTATGTACAACATGCCATGGCTCTAATAATACACTTCTCGCATAATTTTGTAGTGTGCCGTTGTTGTTTATTGCACCTTCTAATGTGTGTATATTATGATTTAGCTCTCTTAATAGTGCGAGTAACTCAGGATCATAATCGCCCTCAGATAGTTCTCCCAGCTCTATACATTCAGCAGCAAATTTGTCATGTATTACATTAAGCAAAGTTTGCTCATACGGAACACTATCCCAACCGTCGGGCAGTGTTTTATTGTAGTCTGTTACTAATTTTTGACAATTTTCCAATACTATATTATGATAGTCTGCTATCGGTAATACTGTAGATGGGCATTCACTATTAATAATAAAAGTAGATTGGTGCTCTCTGCGCTCATAATATTCTTTCCATATTGCTAACCATTTGTGTACAACGGTGTATCCTGTTTGCAAAGTATAGTCTAAAGAAATGCTTTCATTGCCAGAAGCGTATGTTAATTTTACTGTATTCATAATATGAATCTCCTATGTTGATTTGTTAACTATATTTATCTACATTTGTAATTATATAAATAAGTATGTAGTTAATATAGGATTAAACATGAACAAAATAGGATTTATTGGTACCGGTAAATTAGGAATGCCGTGCGCAGAAGCAATTGCACAAAAAGGCCATGATGTTAGTGGATATGATGTTGTTAATCAGCACAGCAAACATGTTACTATGTATCATGACATTGCTAGCTGTGTTAAAGATAGAGATATAGTATTTGTGGCAGTACCTACTCCACACGACCCAAATTATGATGGAAGAGCGCCAACAGCTCACTTAGACCCACGGGACTTTAATTATGACATAGTTAAGGAAGTATTGGCTGAGGCAAACAAGCACATGAACGACAGTCAATTACTAGTGCTTATCAGTACTGTACTGCCTGGTACTACTAGAAATCAATTTGTAGATTTAGTTACCAACACACGCTTTGTTTATAATCCTTATCTGATTGCAATGGGAAGTGTTGCATGGGATATGGTCAATCCTGAAATGGTTATGATAGGCACAGCGGATGGAAGTGAAACTGGTGATGCTAAAGAGCTGGTTGACTTTTATAAAACTATTATGGAAAACCAACCTCGATATGTTATCGGTACATGGGACGAGTGTGAATGTATCAAAGTATTCTACAACACATTTATTAGTGCTAAGATTGGGCTTGTTAATATGATCCAAGACGTAGCAGAAAAGCAAGGTAACATCAATGTTGATGTTGTGACTGATGCACTTGCAAATAGTACAATGCGTATTATGGGGCCACAATATATGAAAGCAGGCATGGGCGATGGAGGCGGATGTCATCCACGTGATAACATTGCACTTCGTTATATGGCACAAGAGCTAGATTTGGGTTACGATTTATTTGATAGTATAATGAATGCAAGAGAAATTCAAGCAAAAAATATGGCAGTTAAATTAGCTGATTTAGCTAAAGAAAATAATTATAGTATTTGTATACATGGCAAATCATACAAGCCAGATGTTTCTTATTTAGATGGCAGCTACAGTTTACTAGTGGGGCATTACTTGCAGGAACTGGGAGTTATCCCGAATTATATAGATCCGTTAACTGGTGATAACTTTGTGCCCACTGACCCAGTTATTATGATGCTTGCTCACAGTGCAAGTACAACATACAACTATGCCAATAAACATACACAAGATAAACTATATTGCAAAATTCCGGATAACAGTGTGGTTGTAGACCCATGGCGGAATTTTACCACAAATAATAGCACAATTAGGATTGTACAATATGGCAACACCAGATAACGCATTGATAATAATTGATATGTGGGACACATATCATCCTGGTCACAATAGATTTCAAAATGTATATGAACAAACTGTCAATCGTGTAGTTAATGTTGTAAAAAAATGGACCGGTCCAGTGGTGCTATCTTGCTATAACACTTATTGGAATGCTGAATATAACGATTGGGAGAAGCCTACACATAATCCATGGAGCCGACCGCATATACTATTGGAAATGGCTGTCAACTCTAAACCACTTGGATTAATCAGTTGGGATAAGCCGGAAGTCATAACACACTTAGTGAATAATCAAGTAAATGAACTATATTATGCTGGAGTAAGTTTTCCTGGATGTGTACAAGATAGAGATTTAGGCATTAATAATATGAAATATAACAGCAATGTGATAATTGATTGTGTTATTGATTTAACCAGTACTGGTTATAACGAACACGAAATAATACACGATACATACCGATATGCATTATCACACAAACAAAGGATTGTAACCAGTGATACCTTGTGAACTGCACAATCAAATTGGCAATCATGTGCCGTATATACACACAAAATTTACTCGTCCACGACAGGCAGATGATGACAAGTTTATATATCTGATCAGTGACACTCATGATGGTAGTGTAAGTGGGAGATATCGTGACCCAAATTATCAATTTTGGGAATGGCTAACAGACGTCACAATTCCGGCTCGGGTAGTACGAGCAGTTAAAGATAAAAAATGTATAATATTAATTGACGACACCCAAGAGGGTCATGAACGATCAATTATTGATATTCGCATTAAACTTTGGTGTCGGGCAAACGGATTTGATCAACAGGATCATGATCACATTGTATACATGACAGGTAATTTAAATTATCACCCAACTAATACATACACTGTGATAAGTAAGCCGTTTATCGTAGATGTATGTCGTTATGTTTGGTTTGATAACTGGGGTAGTGGTGTAGATCGAATAGCTGATAAAAAAAGATTTACTCGTATTTGTAAAGAAAGGCAACTGGCTGATTGGCATTATAAATTTATTAGTTTACAGCAACGCCCTAGAAGATTTAGAATTGAGCTTAGAGATAAATTAAGAAGCCGTTATTCACAATCTGAAAGTATATGTACAATAAAACAAGGCTCGGCTAGTGACGATCTCAGCAATGCAAGTGGTATTGAAGTTAGTCCATATGACACTAATATTGATTCTGAATATGGTTGGCCACAAGTAACAACTGAACACTTCATACACATACCATATGCTGTAGTAAGCGAAACAAATTTCTATGGCACGGAAAAAAAGTTAGTGACAGAAAAAGCAATTAAAAATTTAATATACCCGCAACCGTTTGTTTTGTGCGGATATCAAAATCAAATTGAAGACCTTAGGCAAATGGGCTTCCAGTTATATGATGACTTAGTGGACCATACTTATAACACATTACCAGACGAACAACGGATGGATGGATTAATTAATGAACTGTCTAGACTGATAGATTTAACTCCAGGTGACTATACTGAGCAAGCACTGCATAATCGCAATGTTGTCGCTACTAGCGATTGCTTTGGAGAAGTGTACAGGAATTTAGTTGAGATATTGTTGGATTGAATCGTATATACGATCTGCAATAATTTGGTTTCCAAGTTTATTGTAGTGACGGTCAGTCTCACTTATAACATATTTTAACGAGTCTTTTGGATCGGGCGAAACAACTTCCGATATATCAATTATTTTTAATCCTAATTTATGTATATAGGCTCTGATACGTTGCATATCTGTAGAGCAAACCATACTACTTTGGACAGCATTCTCTCCCCATAAAAAAACTTTAATGTTGTTTGCTTTACTAAAGTTGGATAGAAATACAAGATTGCGTTCAAAATTACTAAGATCTGTTACTGGATTTGATAAATGAATATAACTTCTCCAATCTTCGTTAGCCATAGCTTTGTTAAAGATACTTGGAAGTAAACGCCGAGATTCTATTTTACTTTCATATACACTCTCTTTTCTCCAATTTGGATTATCGTAATTGGCTGTTAAACTATAAAAATGTTCACGCCGATTGATAGGTGGGATATTGATTACCATAATTTTGCTATTTTTTAACTCTATTCTATTAGAATATTGGGTGATGACCCGTGTTATCAGATCCATACTACCACCTGGTGATCCTATATTTAATGCTAAATGATCCGACTGTAATTTATTTTGTATCATATTGGTGAACACATCGGTGTATGTCAGACCTTGTCCATATGTAAAACTGCACCCAAAAAATGGTATGATAGTTTTATTTTTCCAATCAGTGTCCAATGGGGTACGTGTTGAATCTTCAATTTGAAGAGCTTCGGCGAAGCTGTATGAAAAATTACCGGGTATTAAATGGCTAGGGATTTCTTTTTCATTTTCCATAATATGACCCCACACTGGATGCTACACTTTTCCAAGTTGCATTTGTTTCAACACCACAGAACATGCTGCATACTCGTAGGCGTTTATTTTTTATATTATTATCCTGCCAGGTGTCTGGCCAACGATGTTGAAATATATCGCCATCCACAATATTTTGTAATGTAGTATGGTTTAAGTCCATATTGTTTCGACCTATATCACTAACAAACTTTCTTAGCTGATCGCTTTCGGGATTATTGGGCGCATACAATTTCCCAGCAGTCATACAACATGGAAATACTAGTCCTTCACTGCTCACAAATACTCCACGAGTAGGTATTATTTGACATTTTATTTCAGTTTGACCAAGTTTAATTTCCCAATCAGTTAAAGTGGTATCATCATATTTTTTATTATATGCTGGACGCTTGTATCCAGTTGTAGTATCTAAGTCAGCCTTTTCGAAACTCATGATATGTGTTCCTATGTCAAACTCATCATCAGTAGGGGCTTCAATTGAATATATCTTATTGTCTTGATCATTGTATACATTAAATTGTTTAGTAACAGTGCCACTGGATGCGTCATCGTTAAACCCAAAGGCCTGTTTAGGATAAAATTTATCAATACCTAGCGACTTGCTTAACGCCCTAGCTTCTTCAATTTGATGCTGATTATGTTTGAATACTAAAAAATGCCATTCACTGCCACCAGGACCTTTTTTATAATTCTCCATGGCCATCATAATCTTATCCCAATGTGTTCCTCGACGATATATCCAATTGGTATTTGCAAGCCCGTCAACACTAAAGGTTATGTGTCCATTAGGTCCAATTAATTCACTAAGTTCAGTCCAAAATTCTGGTGTGCGGCCACTAGCATTTGTGTTTACAGTAAACATTATGTTTGGATTTATACTTTTAGTATAACGCATAATATCCAATAACTCTGGATTGGTCATACTATCGCCATAGTTTCCACACATACTCATGCTCGACAACTGACGTAAAAATGTTTGTGGGAACCAATCTGTAAACTGTTTAAGTGTAACATAGGTTTCAACCATATCAGTTTTTACACCGCCATTGTATCGTCGATTACATATAGCACAAAGTGCATTGCACAAACTACTACTCTCAAAGTCTAAATGTAATATTTGATTATAATCATACATTGTATATTCCTTTAAACTCCGGCAAGTAATCAACAATTGTATGATTTCTTATAAGATCGAGCCGCTGAGTATACTCGATTGCCTGTTGCCATTTAATTTCATTGTCAGGTCCACCAAACATATTTTTAAACTCTTGCACTTTCCAATCCTCAAATACTCCTTCAAATGACTGATGTATTTGATCACGCATTCGTTTAGGTAGGGCAGCTGGAGATAAGATATCTGGATCGTATACATAATTATGATGTACCCAAACACCATGCTCATGATAAAAGAAGTTGTAAAATTCTGGAATTGATGTATAGTTCATCCAGGATACTGTCTGAGTAACATCCAGTTCAAAGTCTTCTTCTTTAAGTCGCAAGAAGTTCTTCATCACGATATCCCATTTAGTTGGGTATCGGATGTAATGATTTCTGTCACCCAAATCGTCGATGCTACAACTAATCTTCACATGATCGAACTTGCGCCATAGTGCAATGATATCTTCATTCATGTTAGTCATGTTGATGTTGTACCACAGTTTGATATCTGTTTTACCCGTCTCAACTAAACGCTCTAAGAACCTAAAGTGTTCTTTGATTAGTGTTGGCTCTCCACCATTAATGTAGAATGTTTTAACATTGTCACAGTGCTGTAACAAGTCTTCCCAAAATCCTTCACGTTCTGGCCATCTAAATCCTTGCATTGTATCATAGTTGTTTATTTTAAATGATAAGTTTTTTTGCAATTGGTCATAGTCATTGCGCCATTTACTACTACTGGCTGGATTGCAGCTACGACACGCTACATTACAAACATTACCTAAACGTAACTCAACAAACTCAAGTTGTACGTCATTGATATAACCAGTTTCATCTATTACATCACGTGCTACTTCCGGCGTATAATGTGGATAGGATTTAATTTCCTCCAGCCGTTTACTGCTCATTCCCTTGGCTTCTTCGCTAAAACATCTCATACATGCTTTGGGTACTTGCCCATTCAATGACTGTAATCGTGCAGTTTTAAATGTATCACTATTCATCGTATCATGTACTGTATCAACATTTAAATTAAAATACTTGTTGTCTGTGCGACTACTGCTGATAGCGCCGCGATGGTCAGCAATGCAACAATGTGTTACGCCGCCATGTGGGTGGGTAGCTAAGTGTTGAAACAGTAATGGACAAAATGTGTCTTTTACCATTTAATGTCCTCCATTAAATGCCAGTAGGGCTTAAACATTTCCCATAGCTCAGGAAAAGTTTCTTGAAAATTTTCATTACGATATTGATCAGCTGAATTTGTTTCTCTTATAAAATCTCGCCAGTCTACATAACTAGTTGGTGTTAATACATGATTTATCAATGGCTGTATTTGTTGTTGAAATTTGTCTTCGTTCCAATCGGACAGTCCATAATTTGAAGGGTACTTAATCTTGTGTAGATAATGCTCTTTAAGATCAGCTGGCATAGTATTACTGCTATAATAGCTAGGATAATGTATAATATTATTAAAGATATTGAATGTACTATAATGTGTGCCATGATCGATATCAGGATAGTTTTGTTCAAAAAACTCATGTATCTCTCGTATGTAATACATATTAATCTGACTAATAGTAATTGTAGCACCCATATTAAAATTTTGATGTTTCTGAAACATTTCATAAAATCCGTCTAGATTTTTCTTTACTTTGTCCCAGTTATTGCCATGTCTAAGGAAATCAAAGTGTTTACCAATTCCATCTATACTGACATTCAAACCTAGAGATTTAAAGTTTTTTCGTATCTTATTACATAACTTTTCATTAAAAATTGTACCATTTGTACTCATTGCCAGTGTTATATGTTTACTATTGCCATTGGCGATAAGTTTATCTATTAGTATGTGAAATTCTTTCATGTAAAACGGCTCACCGCCCATAATCTCCAGACGCTTTACTGTACTACTCCATTCGTCCAATTCTTCCCAAAATTTACTGTCAGTAATACTCTTATCAACTTCTAAATTATTGAACTCATATTTTTGTTCACCAGTACGGTGTTTAAATTCATCAATCCATTTTGTACTACAATAAGGACTACAGGTACGGCATTTTAAGTTACACACATTGCCAACACCCAATTGAATGTCAAGATACCGTGTTGGCTCACTATCATAATCCAATGTATTGTGTTGTTGTATACTAATTGAATCACCTTGTTGTATCGTATTCTTTAGTGTGTCCTTGAGATATGCTGTTTCATACATTCTTTTACTAATTTTACCATTTTCTTCATCTTTCCAACAAGTACTACAATTACTGTGTTTCTCACCACGGCGCATGCTATCACGTAGTTCCTGCATACTACTACTGTTGATTGCTTCTGATAGACTAGTATGTTTAATATTAATAATATCGCCGTTATGGCGTACTAAGTCACTGGCAATACAACAACTTCGTAATGCTCCAGACGTTTGTATACTAGTATGCATCCAAGGTAACGGGCATTTGGTATCAGTGTTGCTCATGCATAATTTCCTTTTTAAAATGTGGAATAAATTCTGGCCATAATTTTTTCCAATTCAATCCACGACGTTCATCTAACTGTGTCATATAACGTAATAAGTCATGTTCAAAATACCAGCCAGTGGCTGGTTTTTCATTCATAAAATCAATACACGGTTGCAACATTGTATTAGCCAAATCGTTACCGTGCTGTATAAATGTAGTCAATCTGTCTGTATACAATTTCTTAATACTGTCTGGTAAATTTTGCACACATAGTCGGTTAGGCCCATAACATAAATTAAAAGTTATACCATTAATACCTTTGGATCGATCGATTTTACACTCAAGCTCAGTTGTTAAAAAATTTAAAAACTCTGGCAGTACTCCAATACTCAGTGATGTAACTGTAATTTGTGGCCTTATTACTATGTCTGGATATGTTAGTACTTCTTTCCAATTTTTTACAATAGTATCCCATTTGGTGCCGTAACGTTGATATTCTGCATGTTCTCCCATCATATCGACACTAGCTCTGATTTCAACTGACTTAAAGTTTTTCCATATATCAAATACATTACGCTTTTTATACCTGAGTACACTTAAATTAGTATTGTACTCTAGTCTAATATTTTTAGCAAGGTCTTGCTCTATTAAATAGTCCAAGACAGTATAATGGTATGGGGTAAGCAAAGGCTCACCGCCTGCAAAGTATACTATATCTAAATCTGAACCTACAATTTTTAAAATCTCAGCTTCTGCAGCATTGTTTATTTCAATAAACTTTGGACTATTAGGTTTTACACCAAAATCTATTGCAAGACCGTCTTCATACCAGCTACTGCTAAGACCATGATAACACATAACGCATGCCATGTTACATGTATTACTACTACGAACATCTAGATATTTAATATGAAAATCTGGAGTAAGGTTATCAGTAATGAATTCTCCATATCTGTTATTTAAACTAGTGCGTAGACTGCCGCCATCTTGATAATATTTTTCTTGATTATAACATACACTACATGCTGGTTGTTTTTTGCCTTCCAATAGATTTTTTCTAAATCTCTGAGCAATATCACTGTGCCATGCTTGTTGTATCGTCATTTGATGTGTATTGCCGTATGTAACTTCAGGCTCTAATGCAGTACAGCACGGATATACTTTACCATCAGGCTGTACGTGTAAATGTGTCCAGGGTGCAGCGCAGATCGCTTTGTTATCTTTAAATCTATCGGTCATCTATTAAGTCCTTGATTTCAGGCAGGATATCGATGACATTTTCATTTCGTATCCCATCTAATTTTTTTGTCCAGCCAACAAACTCATCAAACTTATCTATATTTTGATCTAGTAAAAATTTTTGATACATTCTTAGATTATTTTTAAGCAATGATGTTTTGTATTCTGGTATATCATCCTGTATATATTTATTGACCTTTTCTATCACTTGATTTTTTAAATGAATCGGTAATACTTGTGTGTTTAATAACTCAGGAAACTGTACCAGATTAATATTAATCATATCACCATAATCTACAAACTTCTTGTCAATGCAATATTTAATAAAGTCAATACAATGAAATGCATTGTATATACTTACAGTGCATGATATTGACAAGACAATATTAGGACAGTGTAATTTGATATGCTCTATGTTTTTCTCAATTTGGTTCCAGTCAGTGCCAGCACGTATGTATTCAGCATGCTTTCCATAACCGTCTAAACTGGCATCAATCCTTACATTTTTAAAATTCTGCCATAGATCAATCAAGTTGTATTTTTTATAAGCAAGTGTGCTCATATTAGTATTATAACTTATATTAATATCAGTTCTATTATTAGCAATAAGGTACTCTAGAATTTTGTAATGTTCATCCATTATTAATGGTTCGCCACCAGCAAAGTAAATATTTTCCACAGTGTCAATCCAAGTTTCGATATCTTCCCACACTTCTTCCAGAGTATTTTTAACACGTGTTATGCGTGGCCAGGTACCACCTGTATACAGTTGTTCCCATTCGTCTTTCCACTGACTACTAAACGTTGGGCCACAGCTTCTACATTTAAAGTTACATATGTTGCTAAATCTTATATCCATGTATGCCATATCAACTTTGTCCACAGTGCCATCTGGGTGTGTAGTATCCACATTTGTAAATTTATGACTGAATTGAGTGTTCATGTTTTGACGCATACTTGTTCCGCCACTGTTTTCAATATTATAACATTTGCTACATGCACTGTGTTTCTGATTGTTTATCATTGACACACGCAACTCTTTCATACCATCACTATTCCAT